TCTTCAAAATGCTCAACTTCAGTAAAATCCTTCTTATAAAAAGACAGTAAAGGACGAATTAATTCTCCCTTATCAAACGTTTGTCTCTCTTTTATAGCTGATAAATGGGGCTCTTGGGGGAGAGTACAAACATCATTGAATAGCAGTGTTCAATTGTGGAGTAACAAAGGTACGATTGAGGTGGGTGTAAATGGCTAATATTACAATAAGTGGTGCTAGTACAGGTTCATTTAATATGACCGATGAGATCCGTGATATAGGGAATAGTAAATATTTAAAAGTTGCAATGAGTGATAAATCTTATTACGCTAGGTTATCTACAGAAAAGCCATCTGATAATAACATGTTTATTATCATCGATAATACTAAGTATTATGTGCAGCAAAACCCTATATTGTTTGAGCCAATATATTATGAACGTGATAACAGTAACTTTGAACAACGATTTACTGTATGGCTACCAAAAGGGGAATATTTGGTTGAGTTTTATACAAAAAGCACATCAACAAGCACATTTGTTACACCTAGCGGACTGAATGCAACAATTGTTTGTGGAAGCGTTATTGGAAAGCAAATAGCTTTATCTGTAACCAGCGATAGGCAGGTTTTATTTAATCAAAATAAACCACGAGGGAGTAATAAAGCTTGGTTTAGATTATCAAGACAGGGAGATTAGTATGGTAGAAATCTTTATTCCAATATTTAACGAGGTGTTTAACGTGAGTGAAGCGGTACGCATATCATTGGCTATATTCACAACAGTTATTCTTGTGTTTATAGACACAGTTTTACGAGTATTAGTGGAAGCAAGGAATTACAACCTAGCAACCAATAGAGAAGTTACAATCAAAAACACTATACTAGCTATCCTATGGAGAGGTTGGGCGGTTGTAGAAATTAACGGAAAACCTAAACGATTTTTAGTAAGTGGCAAGCTACGAGCGGATATGACTAAGAAATTAGTCAAATCCTATCCGTGGCTTTTTTTATTGGCATTCATTCTATTAACATTGCCTGATGTAGTAGTACCTGTATTGGGCCGTGTAGATGTATTCCTATGCACATTATTGTATTTGATACCTATATTCATAGAATTGGCATCATGTGTAGAAAACATGATAGAACTCGAATTAGTAGAAACGAGGTGGTTCAAACGTGCGATAGGGCTATTTAAACAAGTGATTGATTTCGTTAAATCGGTAAAGGAAGCGATTAAATGATTGAAAAAATAAGTATACGAGAAGTACTAACAATCATCATATTAGGAACTGTAAATATAATGGCTATCCTATATGGTTACAACGAGTTGGCGATGAGCATATCGTCAGGCTTGGTTGGATACCTAGGCGGACGTGAAAGTAATAGAAAGGAGCAACAAAAATGGAATTAGGCAGATTAAGTGCGGTATATGAAAGTAATGGAGACCCTGCTTGTGTATCGAGTGGGGTTAATGATGCAGGCGGTATTTCCTATGGTACATATCAATTAGCTAGTAATTGCGGTAGCGTTGATGAATTTCTAGGTTGGGGGTTACGGCAAGGCGGATTTTATACAGACTACGCAAGAGCATTGGTAGATAGTGGCGAAATCAATAGTGATGAATTTATCGACCAATGGAAAGAACTCGGAACGATTGATAGACAAGGATTTGCACAGATGCAACATGACTATATCAAGGCTAAATACTATGACGTAGCGTGTAAATTGCTGCAAGATAACCTGTTCCATGTAGATAAACACTCCGATACATTGAAAGATGTGATATGGAGTAGAACAGTACAATACGGTGTAGGCAATATCATTGATATGTTCAACGATGCATTGAAGTTAATGGAGAAGGCTTTGAATTTAGAATTGCCTAATCTATCCTACGTTGATGATAAACGCTTTGACTATGACATCATCGCTTGTATCTATGATGTATGTATGACTACTGCATGGAATAATAGCGTGTTGCGTGATAATTTGAACGAACGTTTTGCAGATGAAAAGTTTAGAGCGTTGGAAATGCTACAAAATGAATTAAATGAGGTGTAAGCCATGTTAATTAGTAAGTTGGTACAAACTATCAAGGAACACTACAAAATAGCCGTAGCGATTGCCCTATGCGTTTTTATCGCTATTGTAGGTGTAGTAATATATCATCACAAACAAAAAGAATTAGAAAAGCCTGTTATTGTTACACAAGAGCAAGCTAAATCACCTAAAGAATTGTCAAAAGCAATTCATGTTACCGAACAGGAAGCACAGGAAGTTATCTTCAAAAAGGAAAGAACTCAACCGATAGCGACATACTACACGCAAGCACCGACAGTTGAAGTTGCAGCAGAACAGGTGAAACAGGATATTGCACATAGCAACCCTAATGTACCTAAAGCTGTTACTGAAAAATCTGATAGAACTGCAGTTGTTGCTAACACCGATGAACAAAAAGTCGATGTGTACAAAATCAATCTAAACAATGGACACAAGATAAAAGCTGGTATTACTTTGATAGATAAACGAGCCTATGAAACTATAGGCTATCAAGCAGGTAAATTTGAAGTGTTAACACATTTCAATGGACAACATTTAGAGGGCGCTAGCGCACTTTACACAGTAAAGGAATGGTGATCTAACTATCTCCGAGTTGCACGGATTGCGACAATCAACTGTTAATTGACAGTTGGAAAGTATTACTTTATAACTGAAAGGAATAACACAATGGCACAAGTATTTACATTTGAAGGAAAAACACATCAATTCGCAGAAGATATTCAACCAAACAAAGAGGGGTTATATATGGCCACTCTAAAAGATGGTGATAACGTAACGTGTGAAATGTGGTTTGTTAATGGAGAATTAAAGAGATTAGTTGAATTAGACTAAACGTATTAGAGGGTAGCTTAATTGCTACCCTCTTTTTTTATTTCGTCAAATATTCGTCAAATTCTAATTGTAAAATGTGGTAAAATATGAGAAGTAATATTTACCGCAACTAATATTAATTGCAAGTATAATAATAATTGTGAAATAATTGATAATCCATAGTGAATTGGAGTATAATATATTGATATGTTTTATCTGTTAAAAACACCAGTAAATACAAGGTTTATTGTCTAATCGTCAATAAATCCGTCAAAAATTCTAGCCGAAAATTTTAGACACACTATCATGTGCCTTTAATCTCATTTCATCGGTATAGTGAATGTATGTGTTGATGACTGTATCAACAGTATCACCTAATAAGGATGCTACTGTTTTTATATCAACACCATTTGCTAATAGCCTTGTAGCATAGGTATGTCTTAAATCATGGATAGAAGTGTTTGGTAAATATCGTTTTATCATCACTGATACTGCACCAGTACCGCCAGTTGGATTGTTAAACAGATATAATCCGCTGGTGGTATTTTTATATTCAAGCAGTATATCAATCAGTATGGGTGGTATTGGTATTTTTCTGTAACTGTTTTTTGTCTTTAGATTACGGATCGCATATGTACTTTCGCCACTATATGCGAATTGTTTATTCACATCAATAATAGCGTTATCTAAATCTATATCATCCCATGTAAGACCTAAGATTTCGCCATACCTCATACCTGTATAAGCAGCAATGGAACACACGATATAGTATTTGTAATTGTGGCCTTTTAACGATATTAATAGATGTGTTACATCATCTTCACTTATAGCATTGATTTTAGTTGTTTGTGTTTTATGCAACCGCTTAATGTTCTTACATGGACTACTATTAATAATTCTATATGGCGATACTGCATAAGCGAATACCTTTGTTATAATCGTTATGCACATATTTTTACTGGCTATTGATTGTTGTAAATCATTAATTACTTTCCGAATTTGTATTTCAGAAATATCTTTTACTTTCATATTGAATAGTGCGTTGAATTTCTGAAATGCATTGTCATATGCTTTGAATGTAGAGTATACATTTGCTTTATTTTCATCTGTATATATTCTGTAAAACTCAATAAGCGTTATATCTTTTAGACTATCATCAAGTGGACTGGTGATAGTCTTTTTTAGGTTATCAACAATTTCTTGGCCATAAAGTTTGGCTTCTCTTTGTGTGGCAAAACCCTGTTTGGATTTCTGTTTCCACTTATAGCCATCCTTATAGCTAACTATAATCTGAAACCCTTTGTCTTTTTTTCTGATAGTGAAATTGTACTGCATAATTCACCTCATATGATGTGAGTGTAAAAGTTAATATCCTCTACATCGTCAAATTGCCTTGCATGAGCCATACGCTCAATTAAATCAATGTGTGCCTGACTGTACATATCGTCATTTAATATATGACCTATCTCATGTAATATACCTTTACGTTGTACATCAATAGGCTTATCACTATTAACTAATATTGTATATGTTCCGTCATCATTTAGTTTTAATACCGCAGTTTGTGTTTTCCGTAGCTTTATGTAAATCAAATTGATGTTCATACTATCATCCCCTTTGTAGGGTTATTGTATATTATTCAACATGGAATTTTTTACACATCACTAAATTGTTTGTAGTGGTCTAGAATATTTATGTAAAAATATTGCAAGTTGATACGTATAGATGTATAATTACGTTCATAAGTCAAATAAATATACATAGTTTGTGAATAAAAATATAGAATGAGGAGAAAGACCATGAAAGAATTTTGATACCAAATCTTTTTCTTCATTTGTTAACAATGTTGATTTTTCCACTAAGGTTGCATAAAAATCTTCACTTATATTTGTTACATAGCTATGTAACTTATTAAATTTGTTATGATCTCTACCACATAAATCAAGCATGTAATAATGATAAAAATCTTTTCTAGTTAATTCGTGCTTATCGTTTATATAGTCTAAAGTGCCTGCATCGTAAAGGTTTTTAATGATTAAATCTTTTATGAAAACTAGATCGGATAAAATGTTACTTGTTTGTAGAATCTCTAATTTTGTTGGTTTGGATTTGTCTTTTTTGTTAATGTATTCACGATAGAATATATACACAATAACTAGAATTATCAATGCTACGATAATAAACGAAAACATTTTTATTATCCTTTCTTTTTTAATATGTTGATTGCGTGAATAACAAAATCAATATCATCTTTCGACATATCTTTGCTTGCATCGAATAATAGACGTAAATCAGGATTTTGTCTAACCATTTCAGCGTATTCTGAAACATAAGGATCATCATAATACTTCAAACCCATTAATTCTTCTGGTGATACATTTAAAGCCTTGGCAAATGCAAATATTTTTGATTGTGATAAATCAACTTTTCCACTCTCTATTTTTGCGATACTGGTTCTATCTTTATAACCAACTTTAGTTGCTAATTCATCTTGAGACATTTTCAAAGACTCGCTTAACGCTTTTATGTTTTCGTAAAGTGTCATGTTATCACCTCATTATATATACTACTATCTACCTTTAATATAATATGAGTGTGAAAAAAAATCAACTTTTTTGTAAGAAAGTGTTGACACATATTCACACCGATGTTATATTATGAGTGTGAATTAAATTCACACAAAACAAAAGCAAAGGGGGTGTAGAATGAACACATTAAAACAAATCATTGATGACAAAGGGTATAAGTTATCCTATGTTGCAAGCGAACTAAGCCTTACTAGAGAAGCGTTATACAAGAAGTTGAGAGGTGATACAGAGTTTAAAGCTTCAGAA